TCTGGTAATCTTACCATTTCTGGCACAACCACATTTGCTAACACTCAACAGCTACAAATTGGCGATAATATCCTTACACTCAATGCTGACCTACCAATGTCAGTTATGCCAGTTGATAATGCTGGTCTTGAGGTAAATCGTGGTAACAAGAGCGCCAATGCTGCATTGCTTTGGATCGAAGCATCCGAACAGTGGAGTATTTCGGGCAATACCGCACAGTCTGTTTCAACATACATTGCATCTAATACATTAGTTGAACTATATGCGGCTGCTGGTAATGCATATTCACAGGAAGTTGGCGTAGCTGGTAATAACTATACCGATCATGTTGGTGCTTCGGCAAATGCATATTCGGCTGAAACATATGCTACACGTTCAAACGTTTCCATTGTCTATAACACAGCAAACGTAGCCTTTGATACTGCCAATGCTGCCTTTGCTTCGGCAAACAATGTTGCTCCGCAGATTGCACCAAGCTATCGTACCGCTAACAATGCCTATGATACAGCTAATGCGGCATTTGCTGCTGCTAATACTCTTGCGCCAGCTTATGGTACAGCCAATAATGCATACGATACAGCTAATGCAGCGTTTGGTAAGGCTAACAATGCTCTCGCCAATACTACAGGAACATTTGCTGGTAATCTAACGATTTCTGGTTCTACTACCGCCAACAATGGCTTTTATTCTCGCTGGGATTACAGAGGACCATTCACTGATGGTATCGTAGTCGATTATGTTGAGGGTGTTGGTCGTATTTCAGTCGGCGCTAACGATAGTCTAACACTATACAATCATGGTGTTGGTAACATTCCAATTCTAACAATCACCGAGTATGGTTTTGTTGGTATCGGAACAACTAATCCACTATATCCTGTTACTGTTATCGCCAATGGTGCAACAACCACCACTCTGGCTGGCGCAGTCTTTAGTGCCGAAGGTTCAGAGAACGGATATGTCCAGCTAAACATTCGTAACGCTAACAATGGTTCAGATGCATCTTCTGACTTTGTTGCTACAGCGGACGATGGTGATGATACAAGCAACTATATCGATCTTGGTATCAATTCATCACAGTATGCACATCCTGGCTTTACAATTGCTGGCGCTCATGATGGTTATCTCTACACATCAAATGGCAATCTTGCAATTGGTACTGCTAACTCTACCGCTTATAAGTCACTATCATTCTTTACTGGTGGCACATTAGCTGGTAATGAAGTTCTACGTATTCAGGACGGTGCTGGTGGTGCTAACATTGGTATCGGTAGAACCGATCCAAACTATAAGATTGACGTTGTTGGTTCTATCAATGCTTCTAACATTCTTATCAATGGCATTCCACTTGGTACCGCTTCTGTTAAGGTAAGCAACACCGCACCTTCACTACCAGCCGGTGGTAATATGTGGTGGGATACCGAGAGTGGTAAGCTATACATTTACTACATTGATGAAGATACCGCACAGTGGGTAGAGGCTTTCCCATCAGAGGTTGGCATTGATACCAGCTTTATCATTCCTGTTTATCAGAACGCTAACCTTGCTTATAGCTTAGGTAATACAATCTATGCTTCTGTCAACTCTAACTGGACAGTAACCAATACTGTTTATGACGTTGCCAACGCTGCCTTTAACTCTGCCAATAACGTAGCTCCTCAGGTTGCTCCAAGTTATAACACAGCTAACTTGGCATACTTTAACAGCAATGCAGCCTTCATTCATGCTAATGCTGCCTTTGATTCCGCTAACAATGTGGCTCCTCAGGTAACACCAAGCTACAATACGGCAAACATGGCATTCAATACTGCCAATGCTGCCTTTGCTGTTGCTAATAACGTTGCTCCTCAGGTTGAGCCTGCATTTAGAACTGCTAACAATGCTTATCTAACTGCTAACGCCGCTTACGATAGAGCAAATGCTGGTGGTGCCAACGTCGGTCAGACTGCTCCAACTGGTGCTTCTTCTGGTCGTCTATGGTGGAACTCCGATCTTGGTAAGTTGTTCATCTACTATACCGATCCAGCTAACACAAGTTCATGGGTTGAAACGAATCCTTCTGCTACAATGATTGAAGCATCGATCATTACTGGCTATATCAACCCATTATCAAATACCATTAATACTGGTTATGCAACAGCTAATGCCGCATATGCTGCCGCTAATGCTGGTTATTCATATGCTAACACACTACTGGCAAATAGCACAACCACATACTATGGAACACTTACCATAGCCGGTAACGTGTCATTCACTGTTGCTAATAACACATTCACAGTTCCAACTGGGCCAACTGCTGGTCGTCCAAGCGTATCTGCCAATGGTATGATGCGATACAATACAACTCTCAACACCTTTGAGGGTTACAAGAATGGAACATGGGGTGCTATCGGTGGTGGTGCAACTGGTGGTGGTTCTGACGATGCTTTCTATGAGAACACAACCACAATCACCAGTGACTATACTATCACAACAGGTAAGAATGCCATGACTGCTGGCCCAGTAACACTAAATAGTGGCGTAACTGTTACAGTTCCTACAGGTTCAACTTGGACAGTGGTGTAAGGAGAAACAATGGCTATTAGTATTAGTGGTAACGGAAATTTTACTGGTGATATGTCTGTTACAGGAACACATACTCTTGTTCAAGTGCCTAACTATCGAAATACACCCAACATTTCTGGAGATTATACTATCACAGGAACTTATAACGAGTTAAGTGTTGGTCCTATCAACATCAACAATGGCGTTACTGTCACTGTTGCTAATGGTGCAAACTGGGTGATCGTATGAGTACCTTAACAGTTCAAAATCTCAGAGGCGTTTCACCGACTAATCTGATTACAGTTGCTTCCGGACATAAAATGTATGTGCCAGGCGGTATTGTGCAAGTTGTGTCTGCGAGAAATGGTGATTACTTTTCGTCATCATCAACATCTTGGGTAGACATTACAGGACTATCTTTAACAATAACACCAACATCAACATCTAGCAAGATTTTTATAATGCTGTCTTTCGGAAGAGCAACAACCGCATTGAACAATTTGGATTATGCTTGTGCAATACGAGTATTAGGTAATGGTTCAGATGCGTTGGCTATCAATGGAAATACTTCCAGTAATAGACCAAAAATTGCTATGAATGTTAATGGTTTAGCTTTTAACGGCGATCATTCTCCTGGCGGCTGGATGTGTTCGGCATTAGAATCCCCGACAACGACATCAACCATAACATATAAAGCACAAGTCATATGTCAAAGCGCAACTTACGCATTTATTATGAATGGAACAGCAACTAACAGAGACGCAACAGAACCTTACAATGGTAGAGGCCAATCATCTCTTACTGCGTGGGAGATTGCCCAATGAGTACCTTACGAGTTGATAATCTCAATGCTAGAACCGGAACTAAGATTACTATTCCAACAGGAACTACCCTATATGCACCTGGAGCTATAATACAGAGACAGGTTGGTTTTAGTAATACACAATTCACACTACAAACAACAACAATGTCGAATGTGATTACAGCTACTATCACGCCAAATTATGCTGCCAGTAGAATTTGGTTGACGGCTTCTGTCAACGTTGGAAAAAGATCAACTGGTGAGTTACAGTTTTCTCATAGATTTTTGAGAGATGGTAATCCAGTGACTCAACAGTTATCGAGTGCTAGAACAACATCAACCGGTAATTATGATGTTTTTCGTTGCACTGGTACTGCGGATGCAGCTTATCACAATCATCATGTATATTATGCATATGATGAACCAAACACGACATCAACAGTAACATACACGTTTCAGGTTGCAGCACCAGATGCTGGGTATCAGGCTATATATTTTAATATGAGCGGTCATTCATACACAACTTTAATTGCAGAAGAAATGGGTAAGTAATGCCAGGTATTCTAAGAGTTGATCAAGCGAATGTGGATTTTATCTACGCCAAATCAGCCGGCTCCACCGTCTACGTGCCTGGACATATCATTCAGGTGGTTCAAGCAATCAAGACCGATACGTTTACATCTTCAACCGCAGAAACATGGACAAATATTACCGGTATGAGCGCAACAATAACACCGAAACAGTCAACAAGCAAAATATTAGTCAATGTTCATTTAGCTAGAGTATCAGGAACAAACGCTCTTGCGTTTAGAGTGTTACGTGATGGTAATCTTTATTTGGCAGGTGATGCTGCTGGTAGTAGACCACAGTTACACTTTGCAGAATCTAATCAGGGTAGAGACACCAATCATTGCGGTCAGGCTATACATATGTATGTGGATTCTCCAGCTACCACATCAACTTGCACATATCAGGTTCAAGTTAGACCTGAAGGAACTTACTTCGGTCTTAACAGAACAGCAAACGATACTGATAGCAATAACAGTTATAACGGTAGATCAAGTTCAACATTAATACTTATGGAAATAGCACAGTAAGAGGAAATCATGAGAGACTTAACTAAAGCATTAATTTCACTATATCCAGGCGCACAGTGGACACTCAATGGTGATTCATACGAAGGTCTTGATTGGCTGCCAGTTAATGATATACCAAAACCAACATTAGCGGAGTTAGAAGCCGAGTGTGATCGTCTTAATCAAGTGTGGTTAGATACACAATATCAGCGTGACCGTGCTAAAGAGTATCCTTCTTTAGCGGATCAATTAGACATGCAGTATTGGGATAAGATCAACGGTACCACGACATGGGCAGACGCTATTCAGGCTGTTAAAGATAAATACCCAAAACCATAAGGTAATCAATGCCAATTAAATTAAATTCTGCCAGTGGTGGTTCAGTAACGTTAGATGTGCCTTTAACGGGTTCGACTTATACACATACGTTGCCTGCTGAAACCGGTACGTTGATTACTACATCAACACTTTCTGGTATCAATGCATCGGCCATGTCTGTGGGTACCGTTCCAAGAAGCAGATTACCTTCTGGTTCTATATTGCAACTTTCACAGACTCACATTACCGATGCATATGCATATGGTGTTTCTGGTTATCCAACTATGACTGATACTGCATTAGCAGCATCTATTACACCTTTATACACAACGTCTAAAATTATGGTAATGATTGATTCAATATGGGGCGCTTCGGAAGGCGCACAACACATTTCACAAAGATTAAAAAGAACTATTAGTGGTTCATCAACATTTGTCGGTGAAGCTACTAACGTTGGTTCCAGACCTATCAGTCATGGTGGTATGGGATCTCAGATTGCATATGGCACTCTTTCAAACTTCAATTATTTTCTCGGTTCAAGTTATATGAGATTTCTTGATTCTCCTGCGACAACTTCTGCTATTACATACACTATGACCGTTTGCGCTTATACAACAACAACGCTTTATCTCAACAGAACAAGAGATGATAGACAAGGCACAACTTATGATCCTCGTGGTACAAGTAGCATTATTTTGATGGAGATAGCAGTATAATGAGCACCGTTAAGGCAATCAACCTACAGCATCCAACATCAACTAACGTTAATGTTACTTTAGCTTCCTCAGGAAACATAGGTGTAGGAAACACTAATCCTAACGTGAAAATGGTGGTCGACGGACCAGCAACGGGCGGCGCACCAATTGTTCAAATTAATGCAACTAGTATCGACAGCGGTACATTTCAATGGTTAACTTATGCCCAAGCACCTTTAGCTAACGGTCAGAACTATGTTCACATATTTGGTAAGGCATTGAGTCAATATAACTGTGGATATATCGGTTATAAACATGCCGGTGACAATCTATCTACTAATAGCGTGACATTAGGAATGTATGCTGCCGACAATCTTTTGAATGTTTATGGCAATGGTTGCGTTACAAAACCAAATCAACCCATGTTCTCTGTCAGAAAAAGTGATGGTGGAGCTACATATACAGGTGTTTTTATAGGCAATGTCGTCGATGTTAATGTTGGTAGTTACTATAACACCTCAAATGGTCGATTTACTGCGCCTGTGGCAGGAACATATTCTTTTTCTGTATTTGCTTTATTTTCTTCGGGTGGTACAGACACAGGACAGTCTTTCGTATTCTATAAAAATGGTGCTGCAACTGGCGTAATACCTTATACGAGATCGACAGGAGCGCAATATACACAATGCGGTGGAACATGTATGTTTACACTGGCTGCTGGAGACTATGTTCAAGTTTTAACTGATGGAGGAACATGGTATGCCACAGGCGCTATGCACAACTGTTTTTCTGGTCATCTCGTAGGCTAACATAAATAGGAACAAATGGCTTTAACATTTCCATCATCACCAACTGACGGTCAGTTATACGTTGATACTGTAACAGGTAATCGTTACATCTATGACTCCGGTAAGGGGTTGTGGAAGTATGCGTCTAATAACGTTGGTATGACTGTTGGTACCGCACCACCACCGGCAACATCGGCCAATCCTGGCGCTATGTGGTACAACACCAATACAGGTAGAACATTCATTCTCTATGACGATGGTGACTCTAAGCAATGGGTCGAGAACGTTCCTGCGGTTGGTTCTTTTGATAGTTCAACTGTGGCTGGTTACGCTAATGCTGCTGTATTGCCAGCGGTTACACCTGCTTTCAATAAGGCTAATACTGCGTTACAGAATACAACAGGTACATTTGCAGGATCACTAACTGCTACAGGTGACGTTACATCCGGTGGTACAATAACAGCATTATCAACGGTACAATCATCTTCTGGAGCCGATCTTTCACTTAACGCTAATGGTGCTAACCGTGACGTTATAGCGAAGGTTAACGGAACGGAACTGGCGAGAGTGGTTGGTTCTACAGGTCGTGTTGGTATCGGAACTTCTTCACCTGCAACAAAACTAGACGTTGCTGGTTCAATAACTGCTAACGGTTATCTTTATGTTACAGCATCAGATGCCGGTAACGAAGGTGGTGAAATTCAACTTAACGGTGCTGGTAACTATGCTGGTTGGTCTTTAGATTCATATCAGAATAACTATAGAACATTTGTTCGAACAGGATCAACTCTAGCAAACGTCACCTACTTTCATGCGCTCGGCGGCTCTGTTAGAATAGGTATTAATAAAACTGATCCATTATATGCACTAGATGTTGCTGGAACGATAAATGCAACATCTGATATCACATCTGGAGGAAAACTTAGATCATCCGCAACATCACAAAACTATGCAGTTTCAAGCGCAACGGCGGTTACTGTGTCCTCAGCAACACCCACAACAATTGCATCTGTTACTATTACCACGACTGGTAAACCAGTTTTGTTGATAGGAACTGGTGATTGTAATCCAAACGCTGGTGGTGATTGGAACTATATTGGCATCTATAGAGATTCTACACGAGTTGGTAAGCTTATCATCAATCAGACTTCCGGTGCATCATATAATAATCCGTTTGGCATTACACACATCGATACCCCGGGCGCAGGAACATACACATATACATTGAAGGCAAATCAAGGTTCAGGAACTATTACATACGGTGAAACTGGTAACGATCAAGCCCCTACAATTGTAGCGGTGGAGTTAATTTAAAGGACAATAATGCCACTTAATTTTCCTAACTCACCTACTGACGGACAACTTTACACAGATACCAACTCTGGCAATCGCTGGGTGTGGGACTCTGCTAATACTGTCTGGAAGTCTACATCAACATTCACACAGACAATCACTGTGTCATCCACACAGCCTGGTTCTCCTGTAGTTGGTCAGTTGTGGTGGAGTCAGGATTACGGTCGTTTGTTCGTCTATTATAACGACGGCAACTCCAGTCAATGGGTTGAAGCAAATCCTGCCGATCAGACGGCTGGCTTGGTGTTCAATACTGCTAATGCTGCTTATGGTACTGCAAATGCAGGACATATAGTTGCTAATGGTGCGTATGGTAGAGCCAATACAGCATTACAGAATACCAGTGGAACATTCTCTGGTAATATGTATATTTCAGGAACATTAGGAGTTGGTGCCACAGTTCCTGAGAAAACTTTAGAAGTTGCGGTCACTAACAATACTACCAACACACATTATGGTATAAAAGTTTCTAATTATAGTTTCACTACAGACACCAGAGCAAGCATTGTTTTTAAAAACGCCGATAACAATGGCTGTGCTATTTGGTCAAGACGAACAGGTTCTGCTTCTGGTGAACTATATTTTGGAACTAATAGTGGCGCTGGTATTGATGAAACTAATATAATAGAACGTATGCGTATTGATAGTTCTGGTCGTGTCATTACACCTTATCAACCAGCTTTTTATGCTGATACAGGATCTTCGGGTGGATGGACATCTTATGCTGATGGTAATGTGTTTGTATTAATATCAGCGCCAACTAATGTAGGTACATGTTATAGCACATCTACAGGAAGATTTACTGCTCCTGTCGCAGGCAATTATTACTTTTCAGCATGTGCTTATATGCAAGGTAGTACCGCAACCGGTCGCATTGGATTATGGAAAAACGGCAGCCAGATTTGTCTTTCTCATAAGTATAACACCAATGATGGAAGTTTGTTCACAGCAGCAGTCATCACATTAGCCGTGAACGACTATGTTGAGTTTAGAAATGTGAGTTATACCATTAACGTTTACATGGGCGCCCAACATACATATTTCTCAGGAATGTTTTTAGGATAAAAGGAAACAACTATGACAACTTACACAGTGAACTATACAGAAACAGAAAACAAAGCTATGGAGTATGCAGCAGCTTCCGTTAATGATTGGATTCAGAATGCCGCACACGAAAGAGCCCGTATTGCTATTGACGAAATCGTCCAGATTGCAGTAGCAAAGTTTTTAGAAAACGGCGAGTCGATCCCAGGCTCTAAGGACGATATCGTAGCGATTGCTTTTGCTCGTGAATGGATTAAGACGGCTGCCCAGCGAAATGCGGAAGTCGTATCATTAACACCACAGGAATAATAAATGGCAGCGTTAGACTTTCCAGCTAATCCGGTAGACCAACAGCAATATACGCTCAACGGCATTGTCTATTACTACAATGCCTCTGTTGGTGCTTGGCTTACCGTTCTCACATCAAAATTATCTGACACATCATCTAACACACAGGTGATGTTCAATGATGCTGGAGTTTCTAATGGTTCATATGGTCTGACTTATAATAAGATAGCCAATACACTTATATCAAACAATGTGTATGTTACAAACACGTTTGCATTAGGAACAAATGATCCATCTTATGGCGGAAACGTAGGATCAGTCTTTACAATCAACGGTAATAATAAAACTGGATTAGCAATAGCGGCTAATTCTTCTCAACTATCATTTGCTATTAATCCTCAGACCAATGGCTCATGGTTCATGTATGACCGTGCGGGTAATGGTGGTACTGTATGGACTGTAGGTCTAACTCAAGCAAACGGTAACGTAGGTATTGGTAAAGCAGTAGCCGCATCCAAACTCGACGTTGACGGCGCTATCAATACATCAAGCACCGTTACACTGGCTGCTGTTCCTAACTTTAGAAACATTCCTGTAGTGGCTTCTAACTATACCATTAGCACAACCTATAATGAAATGAGTATCGGTCCTATCACCGTCGCTGATGGTGTTACAGTCAACATCGCAGGAGAGTGGGTAATCGTATGACAAGCAGAATCATTGTAGATCAGATTGAAGGATCATCAGGAGGTGGTAACATCATCACTGTTCCAGCAGGTCATAATCTGGTTGCTCCCGGTCATGTATTACAAGTTAAGACGATACGAGTTGATGCTGCGGTTGCTTATGCCACCGGCACAAGCGGTGTTGAAATGACTGATATGCGTGTCTCTATTACACCTAAGAAATCAACAAGCATGATCCTTTGTATGTTCATGATGTTTGGTGAAGGTGCGGGTACCCACGAATACATGTATAGAATGTATAAGAACGGATCACTTATTACTGGCACATATGCCGGTTATAATACTGTTCAAGGTAATCAAGGATGGTCAGGTATTTCAATGTCTATTGCATATGAATCGGACTATAACTCAACACCTGATACAAGAACATTTATGTATTATGATTATCCTGCCACAACATCAACTGTTACATACGCACCAGGTATAGTTAGTGCTGGTAGTAGTCCATGGTATATGAATAGAACCGTAGGCTCCACAGGTACAGCATCATATGAAAATGGTGTAAGTATCGGAACTCTTTGGGAGATCGCTGTTTAATGGCCAGCATCATTAAAGTAGACCAAATACAACCCAGAACAGGATCACTAATCACTGTTCCAAGTAATAACAGTGTTTATATCACCGGTCATATCGTCCAGGTAGTCAACACATACTACTCACAACCAACATCGGTTGGTGTTAACGTATCATCACCATATACCTCATATACAGATATTCCTGGTGTGTCAGCGTCAATCACACCTAAAAGTGCCAGCAGTAAGATTTACATTACCGCAAGATGGACAGGTGAGTTGTCTCCTGTTAACGGCATGTCATGGGATTCTGTCTGGTTTGTTAGAAGAAACGGAACACCTGTAAATATCGCTCCTCAGCCTGGATCACTACCTGTTGGCACTCATATGCCTTCACTATCATACTATGCAGGTGATAATGATAGCACCGCAGAACATATTTTCTTTGATGTATGGGACACACCAGCGACGACCTCTACATTGACATATCAGCTATCAATGGCGACATCTACAGGCGGAACCATATACGTTAACCGATGTGTTAATGGTACTACCTCTGGTGGTTACGAAAGAGGCACCAGTTCTATCACTCTTATGGAAATTGCTGGATAATGGCCAGCTTACTTTCTGTAAACACGATTGCGGCTGTGGGTTCATCCATATCAATATCTGGTGGTGACCTGTATGTTCCAGGTCATGTTTTACAGTTTGTCAATACCACTTATACGACACCAACATCTGTATCGATACCAGCATCTTATAATACATATACCGATGTTACTGGTGTTGCTGTAACGATCACACCTAAAAGCGTGAATAGTATGATTTACATTAGATCAAGATGGACAGGAGAACTTAATCCAACATCAGATATGACATGGCAATCTGTTTTTGGTATTAAAAGGAATAGCACACTGATTGGATTACCACCACAGCTTGGTTCATCCACTATTGGTATTCATATGCCATCTATCTCGCATTATGCGAGTGATAACGATTCTACTGCGGAACATGGATTCTTTGATTGCTGGGATGCACCAGCCTCAACGTCGGCATTGACTTATCAGCTTACCTTTACATCAACCACTGGTGGAACAATGTATATCAATCGTTGTGTTAACGGTACTACCTCTGGTGTTTACGAAAGAGGCACCAGTTCTATTACAGTTATGGAGATTGCTGGCTAATGGGTCTAACAGTCGATAGAATACAGTCCAGTGCTGGTACAGATTTATATGACAAGGGCTATCCAAAAAGACCTGGTCAGATTATAGAATATTTGACGACTGTATGTGACGGTTCAGCTTTAAAAGGTTACAATGAATTTACAACCGATGTATGTGAAAAGATACAGGTTAACACTTATACATATGAAACCATTTATGGATCAGCCGTAAGCTACACACCACCACCTGGTACCAGTAGAGTGGTCTATAGATTTCAGTTTAGCCGATATAGTGTCACCACTCATGATATTACACACTATAGATTTTATGTCGATCAGAATGAAGTGGTTTACGCAAGACATTCACGTTCAGCACAGTATCCTGAGGAAAGATCAACGTTTGAGTGGACAATAAATATCGGTGGCACCTCAAACTTCAATACAGGTCGTGTTGACTCATGGACAGGTAGTAAGACAATGAATTTAAAGTGGCGCACATATGGTGGTTCTAATTACCAGCAGTTGCATAGCACTCGTTATTGGGATGCTACCAGTGGTTCATACGCCGCTTCATTTAACATACCGACACTTACGATTATTGCGGTAGCATAGAGGATATAATGGTTAGCATTATCAAAGCAGATACTATTCAAGGAACAAGTGGTGCCACTCATTTTTCTAATGGTTATCCACAAAGGCCCGGTCAGGTTATTGAGTATCTTTCCAGTCCATGCGATGGTTCAACTATCACCGGTTACAATGGTACCACATATACATGGCCTAACGTAACAGGACAGCAAGCCGATACATCATACGCTTATGCTGATATGACTGGATCATCCATATCTTATACACCACCAACAGGAACAACAAAGGTTGTTTACCGTTTTGAATGGTCGGCATACTGGCTGGATGCCCATGCTATTACACACAACAAGTTTTTTATTGATGGTACTGAGGTACTATGGGCCAGACATTCTCGTTCCGCCTACTATCATGAAAATAGAACGCCATTTGAATGGACGATAAATATTGGTGGAGTAGGTAATACTAACACTGGTCGTCAAGCGACATGGACCACCGCAAAGATCATGAAGATGCAATGGAGAGCGTATGGTGCTAGTGACAGAATGTACCTACATGGAACAACATATTGGGATGGTACTGGTGGTAACCAGTTCTGTATGCCACATTTATCAGTTATTGCAATTGCCTAAGAGGAAAAAATGAAATACGATTTTACACATGCACTACCATTAGTTGTACCAAATGCCTTATGGGTAGTTAGAGGAGACGCCACAAAATATGAAAATATTGATTGGCAAGATAAAGTCATTACACAACCTACCGAGGCGGAACTACTAGCAAAGGTTGAAGAACTTAATGCAGCCGAGCCTCAAAAGTTACTTCGTCGTGAAAGAGATAAGAGATTAGCAGAAACGGATTGGTGGGCTATGTCTGATAGAGTTATGACACAAGAACAGAAAGATTATAGACAGGCTCTAAGAGATTTGCCACAAAATTCTACACCTACTCTGGATGAAGCTGGTAGATTAGATTTGACCAGTGTAAATTGGCCTGTTAAACCGTAATATAAATAGGATACTATGCCATTAAATTTTCCGTCATCACCAGTAGATAAGCAGATATACGTTTACGCCTCAACAGGGGCGCAGTATGTATATGATGCTGCTAACACCAGATGGACCACCAACACATTCATCGCTAATGTGGTGAGTGGATATTATGGCGCAGCTTATGACACGGCTAATTCAGCCTATGGCACAGCTAACGCAGCATACAATACCGCTAACAATGCTCTACCTAACGTTAGCAATGCAGTATTTAATGGTAATCTAAGAGTTACTGGTAATCTGCTAATCGGTACCAATACAGTAACGATTAGAGACAATCATATCATATCGGCCGAATACTTCCGTATGAACACAGCCAACCACATGGTTGTGATTCCTGACGGTAATAGAGTAAATACACTATACACACTGGTCAATACTTCTTATGATTCCGCCAACAGTATTGCCAGCGGTACTATAACCATCAATAACATTTCATTGTCCGGTAACATCAATCCAGGCACCGTTAGTGTTGTATCACAGACCTTGACCGATTCCGCCAATATCTCATGGAACATGGCAACGGCAGCCGTGGCTTCTGTTACATTAGGCGGTAACAGATATATGGATACACCAACCAATCTCAAAGTCGGCACTCTTGTTCTACATGTCAATCAAGACGGATCAGGAAACAGAACATTAGCTTGGAGTCCAGTGTTCAAGTGGCCAGCCGGTGTAGCACCAGTGTTGACCACAACTGCCAACAGAAAAGATATCTTCTCATTCATTTGTGACGGAACAAATCTGTATGGTTCATACTTACCAGATGTAAGATAAATACTCAAAACATAAGGTAAAGAAATGTCACTTAACAAACCTGCTAACAAAGAAGAACTAAAAGAGTTTTGCCTAAGACAGTTGGGCTACCCTGTCATCCAGATTAACGTGGATGATGAGCAGGTCAATGACGCCGTTGAACTGGCTTTTGAGTATTGGAACGAGTTTCACTTTAATGGTACCGAGCGTACCTATGTCAAGCACCAGATTACCACACAAGATCAGGCTAACCGCTATATTACCGTTTCAGAAAATCTAATTGGCGCTACCAGAGTATTCAAGGTCGGTCAGAATAAAATGGCCATGAATATGTTCGATCTTCGTTATCAGCTACGTTTGAATGATCTATGGGATCTTTCATCAACCTCATACGTTAACTATTCACTAACAATGCAGCATTTGGCTACGTTGGATCTAATCTTTACTGGTGAAACACCAATCCGTTTCAATAGACTTACTGATAAGCTATACATTGACTGGGACTGGAACAATGACGTTCAAGCCGATGAGTTTATTATTGTAGAAGGTTTCATTGTTACCGATCCTGACACATACACCAGAGTATGGAATGATCGTATGCTTAAAAAGCTAACCACAGCATATGTCAAGAAACAGTGGGGCACCAACATGTCCAAGTTTGATAAGATGCAGCTACCAGGCGGTGTGACCATGCGTGGTGTTGATATCTTCAATGAGGCAGTAAACGAGATTAATAGTATCGAACAAGAGATTAGAAATACATACGAAGCTCCTCCTGGATTCTTGGTGGGCTAATGGCAATCAATCGATACTTTAACAACTTCCCTGGTAAAAATCGCTTTAACAATGAGCATCATCTCATGGAAGATGTTATTGTCGAGTCCATTGAAATCATGGGTCATCAGGTCTATTATATTCCCAGAGAGTCCTTTGATGAAGGTGATATGATCTTTGGTGAATATGCCAAGTCAAAATTTGAAAAGGCATATTCAATCGAGGCATATCTTGCTAACGTTGAAGGTTTCGAAGGTGATGGTGACTTCTTCTCCAAGTTCGGTTTAGAGATTAGAGATACCTCGAACTTTGTCATCTCTCGCCGTTCATTTGCTCGTGGTCTTCCTACCACATTGCGTATTAGACCACAAGAAGGTGATCTTGTATATGTGCCACTAATGCACCGTATGTTTGAAATCAAGTTCATCGAAAAGAAGCTAATGTTCTACTCTCTTGGTAATAGAGAGCCATACAT